TACCATTTATCTTTTTCATTTTCCATCTACCTCTTTACAAGTATATTTTTTAGCTTGTTTACATGTTATTGTTTTCATTTCTTTACAAGTCATATATCTTATCACTTTTATCTTTAATTTAAAAATAGAGCCAACATTTACTTTATTGGGCTCTACAATTTTTTCTATTATTTTATTCATAAAGTATCTCCTAAATCCTCATCAAAGTTAATTTGAAAAGTATATCTTTTCTTGGCACTTCTACTCCAAGTTTATTAGCTGCTATTCTAATATCTGACGTTCTTAAGGATGCCAAAGTATCGTTTCCATAAATCATCGAAGAACTACTTCCATTTCCATTTGAAGTAGTCCACCCCCAATTGTCTCCTGTTACTTCTGGATGACTCATTAAAGATATTACAAGACTATTATCTTTTGAAAATCCTGGTGGATAATCTATATGTGTTTGTCCTGTTATTGTAGAATCATTTTTTTCAGGCATTTCTATCTTTCCTGTCAAAATTGCCAAATTATCTTTTAATATATAACTGCTTCCATCTTGTATTGATGCTAATTCGCTTTTTATACTATCTAAAACTTTTTTGCATTCTTTTTGAATTTGATTGTATATTCCATTAAAACTTAACATTTTTCTTGTATCTTTAAAATCTGTTATTCCTCTAGAATCACTTCTAAATCTTGCAAATTCTAATTGATATGTTGTATTTGTTCCGTTATATATATTTATATCTTGTTGTGTAACTATTGGATAGTTTGTGCCAGATGTTAATAGCTTAAAAGAAACTTGATTAAATACATCTTTTGTAGATTCTTTAGATAAATCAATTTCTAATATTAATAAGCAGTATAAACTTTCCATACTAACTGCAATTGTTTCTGAATCTATTACAGCAATAGGTCTACCTGCAATTTCACATAAACCTTCTGATATTGTTATTGAATTATTTGTACGACTTAATTCCATTCCATAAAATATTCCATCATTCTTGTTTAAAAATTCTTGATGTATTCTCGCATCAACTTCTGCATTTGAAAGTTGATTTGTAAATCTAAAACCTTTTATCATTTTTATTTATTCCTTTCTTTTAATAATTTATCTATAAAATCAATTCTCATGTTTCCACATGTTATACTTATGAAATTATCTCCACTATCTGAAATTGCGGAAATATATGTATCTAATATAATATTATTGTTAGTTCTAACATTTAATGGTGTACCTATTTTTAGTTTACTAATATCAAACAGTTTACTGTTTCTATTTATTTTAAATGATATGTAATGTTTGTATGTATTAGATTTAAATCTATCTAATGCAGTTTGTCTTGCGTCTTCAGATTTAGGTGTATACAATGTATCAACATCGCCTATTACTCTATTTACATCATCTTTATTTTGAGTTGTAGTTCTATTATTTAGTAAATACCATTTTTGTATATCTGTATCTGTTTTTACAACAACTTTAGATATAACATTTGTTTCAAATACTTCAACATAATTACTTATGTCGGAAATGGTAGTATCTATTAATTGCGTTTCATTTTCTTGTTTATAGATTATCAATTTAATTTTATTATTTTCATAAGAAAAATCTAATATTATATTATAATTCTGGCTACAATTAGTTATAAATGTATGAAAGTTATAGATTCCATTTTCGTTATTTACTGATTTTACTATTTTAGTACGACTTCTTGCTTCTATTTCTAACCATTTTATATTTAACAGTTCATCATCTGAATTAATAAAATTGGTTTGTATTTGTCTAATTATAAAATCTTCTATTCCTATTTCACTTATCATATCTTCATTTTCTAGTATAATTTTTCTATCAAAAATATTAGATATATATTTTAGGGTAATCTGTTTTTTAATTTCTTCATCTATATTCTGTATATCTTCTATTATTCCTAGATAATCTATAACTCCATTTCTTTGAAAAACTACAATATCTTTATTTTGAGCATTAACCTTTTTCATTACATTAAATATTGTTTTTTGGTTAGTTTCTTCGTCTATGACATACTCATAATCTTTAAACTCTACAACATCTTTTATTTCCAAATCTGATTTATCTAAAAAATATACCAAACTCAACCTTGAAGTATTTGCATTTTTCTCTTTAGCTAATATTTGGATTTTTTTTGTTGAACTTTCTATGTTTTTCATTAAATCTTCAAATATTATTTCTGCATTATATATTCCGCCAATTTGAGGTGCTTCTATTTCTATTTCGTAAAATCCACTTTGTTGATTATATATTGAATCATATTCTTTATTATTAAAACTTACTTTTACTCCCATATTACACCGCCTTGTACTGTGGAAAAATCATTAATTTTGCATTTAACACTTCATCATCTGCTGTTAATCTTATTTCTGATACCCCAATAGGTAATTTAAATATATTTTGATTTTTAATGTTTATATATTCCTTTTTCCACAAATTTTCTTTTGTTCCATCTGTGTTTTGTTTTTGAATATATATTTCTCCCGTTTTGCTACTATATAACAATTTTTCATATTCATTAATAGTGATTGGAATTTTTATACTAGCATACTCTTCTCCTTCCACAAAAATAGAAATAGTTGGGTTTTGCACAAAACCTTCTATTTCTACTTGGATTGGAGCTTCTACATGCCCTTTGTTATTAAATTGAATCTCTCTTGTATTATAGTTTATATATCTGCTATTCCACCTATATGGATATCTTATTTCATCTTCATATGTCTCTATTTTAAATGTTATTTCGTTTTGTTCATACCATAAAGAAAGACACTTAAACTCTATTGATTCTGATATTATTCCATTGGTTTTCTTTTCACTTTTTGTAATTTCCTTTATATTTATATCCCTATAATAAATTTTAGTTTCTGTTCTATATGGTATGACATACATAAATTTTAGTTTTTTTGCACTCTCTATAAAACCAATCAAGCTCATATAATTTTCATAATATAAAAAATTGACAGTTCCTATGATAGTTCCTTGTTCTAATTTTCTTAATCTTTCTTCTTGTTTAATATATTGCCGAATGTATGCAGGTAACTCTGTCTTTTTCAAGACCTTACAGAAATTGAATTTCTTTTTAATTTTGCTTTGTCCAATACTACTCATACTACTAATCTCCCCACTAATTCCATTATATCTAGTTTTAAGAATAGTTTCAACAAAAAAATTTGTTTTTGGAAGAATTAGAAAATGGCCATCTTGCTTAAAGTGCAATTAAGGTAATTTCTGTTGGATAAATTGGGGAACTGTGATAACGCAAATAAAATTGATAACTAGAATCCATCTCATGAATCATTTTGGGAATCTTCCATAAGTCTTCATTATTGTGATAAACGGATATCAAAAGTTTAGGGTGATCATTAATAATATGATTTTTTGCCCCTAAAATTGCTTGTTGCTCGTATCCTTCGATGTCTGCTTTGATTAGAGTAATTGGTTCTTCGATATCTTGGTCTAGTGTTGTAACAGAAATACAACCTTTACCCCCTACTATTAAGGTATTGGCAGAAGAACTCTCTTCATTATCATTTATAGTCATCTTAGTAATTTCATCACCAATTCCTTTTAAACGACATTCAATGTTTGGTAATGATTTTAAATTTTCTTTTAAGATTTCAAATGTTTTTGGTGTTATTTCATAACAATATATTTTTTTATAAGATTCTTTTCCATAGTTACGAATATAAGAAAGTACAGTATCTCCTGTATATGCCCCTAAATCTACGATTACTTCATTGGAATCACATTTGACAAGATCTAAATCAAAGTAGTCATCAAACAAATTTTCTTTGGTTTTGGCAGTAGTTTCAAAATCATATCGAAACCAATTATTTAAAATAGAATATAATGTTTTTTTCGAACGATAATCTGCTAGATGCTCGTACATCCAAACGAAATCATCGATGTGATAATATAAAGCGGCACTTTTTTGTTCTAATTCCGATAAACCAACACCAACATTTAACCCTTTGACCGTTAAAGCTGTGCCTAATCCTATTACTCCAGTAGCAGCAAGAGCATTAACAAAACCCATTAAAGCTGCTTCTGTACCTGCACCTGCAGTTGCAAGAGCTAAATCGACATTAAATATTGTCGTAAGAAATACATTAGCCGCATTTAAATAACCACTAAAAAATGGAAATAATGATCCATTACAAGCATTAGAGAATACAATCGCTGGCACTAATTGCGGTAAAACAAATGTTAAAGCACTAATTCCTAAACCTATTCCCACTAATAATCTTATCATAGCTTTATGTTCTTTGACAAACTTACCTATTTTAAAATTACTTAGTTTGCTTAAATGTTCTCTTATACCAGTTATTTTCCAACGATTCTTTTTACCATTGTTATTATCTGGATTTTTAAGACTTTCCATTATTTCATCTAAATTTGTTTGAGCACTTAAATATTCAATTTGATCTTCGCCACTTGCAAATTTTATGCCAGACATATCAACAACATTTTTACTATTTTTAGCTCTTTCTAATATTTCCACTTGTGTTTTTAAATGTCCATATATTGCAGAAGCCAGTTCATCCTTTTCTACTTTATCTTCTAATTTAGACATTTCTTCTTTTAATTCAGCAATTTTTTGATCATTTTTGCTAAAATCAATTTCTCCAGCAGTTCTAGTAAAATAATCAGATGGCACTAAAGACTTATCTAAATCTATTGGTCTATATTCATTAGGATTAATTTCATTTAATTTTTGAATTACTTGATTAAAATTAAGTAATAAATCAAAATATCTACTTTGAGCTGATACATTTGCAAATTTTAAGCCATCAAATTCAACAACTTTTTCACTCTTCTTAGCATTTTCTAATATCTCAATCATTTCACTTAAGATATCAAACATTCTTCTTTCTAATTCATTATGACTAGATTTAGCACTAAGTTTTGCTAATCTTGCTTTTAAATCGGCAATTTCTTTATCATTTAAACTAAAATCAATTTTTTCTGAAGAACTACTCATATTACTTACACCAGAGCCAAAATAACCAACTGGCACTAAAGATTTATCTAAATCTATTTGCTTACCCATAGCATTAAGTTTTCTAATCAATTCGTTATATCTTTTTACTATTATTTTACATCTATTTAAATCATCTTCACTAGCAAGTTTTAAGCCATAATCATCAACAATGTGCTTGCTACTCTTTGCTCTTGCTAAAATATCAATCACTTCATTTGCAAGTTCAACAAGTTCTGCTTCCTCTTCATTAAGAATAGCTAAAGAATTAAGATGTTTCAAATCATTCTTTCTTCCTTGAATATATTTATTATTTTCCGTAAAATCAATTACTTCATTCGGAGTTGATGAAGTCGAACTAGCTCTTACTGGTTCATTATTTGACTCAATTAATGGTTCTTCATTTGATACGCCAATCGGTTCTTTTACAGTACTATCTACTACTTCTTCTTTTGAAGCATTTATTAAACTATCAATTTTGTTATTAGCATCATTATATTTATTTACATAATCTGTATCAATTAATACTCCACCTATAGAAGCTAAATTACTACTAGCTCTAGCACCAATC